AGACTGCTGCCGCATCTGACAAATATACTAAGTCAAGTGTCGCTAAGTTCAAAACGTCGAAGGATCCAAACGATCTCGAGATTAAGAAAGTTGCACCGAAATCGACTGGTGAATACAAGAACTGGTACACTGACGACGGCACGAAAATCGTAGCTGAAAAGATAGTTCTGCCAAATGGAGATAAAGCGTGGTTTAGTGGGGGCAGGCAGATAGATCCACTAAAACTCCACTCTGAGGAACCTAAGTCAGCACACAAGAAACGTATGGTTGTTCAAGAGCAGATTACTCCTCTCATCGAAGAGATATACAAATCTCAAGGAAGAAACAAGGTGGGTGAAAGCGATAGTGGAGTGCCACGGTACGAAGATAAACTTCGTGTAGGACCTTTACAGCTCGCAGAGCAAATGGGTCGTTGGGCTCAAGAGAACGACTTCGCAATGGAGGATATAAGCAGAAGCGCGATTCTTGACAAAGCTATGACGGACATGTACAACGATGCTGACCGTAACGTTGCGGAAATCAATAGCATTGTGCCATATCTCGAACAGAACATGTTAATGTATAAGAGCAACATGTCCCTAGAAATGTTTAGAAAAGCTAACAATAATGGCAAATCTTCCGAGCAATTAAGCCCGATGAGCATGGTTGAAATAAACGCTGCGATCATAAACGACTTGAAAGGTGATGAAGAATACTACACCGGCCAGCCTGATCAAGAACTTTTATCTCAAGCGTACTCGACAGGTTGGGCGAAGTGGAACGCACTTGAAGATGCTGAAAGGCGTAAGTGGGAAAAACGGAGCAGCGACAGTACCAACGGCTTTCTTGAGTACATGGAGAGTCTACTTAACTAATAACTGGAGTAATAAAATGAGTAAATTAGGATCATTAGTTCGTGAGAACTACGGCGGAGGTAGCGACGCTCCCTTCGTCTGGTCAGATGCTGATACCATTAAGACGCCTGACGGTCAACTGCATCGTCTGGAGTCTATAGATGCTCCAGAGATTGTTCGTTTTGATCAAGATGGGGTTGCCGACCCCGATAGAAAAGCTACAGCGGGCGCCAATATTGCGAGCATTGCGGCGCAGCGCGCGGCGTTAGAGAACGGGTACACTAACATTGTGCCTGTTCTCAACGAAGACGGTAGCCCAAAGATGGATGCTACAGGCTCTCGCCCCATCATTCGCCTTCACAACGCTGAAGGCAGAGACTACGCGTCGGAAGCCATTCGAAGTGGGATGTTTAAACCCACACGATTCTCTTCAGATGATGAACGCGCTTTACACGATTGGGCAGAGTTCACAGGCGCAGAGTCAGACTTTGATCAAGCGTCGGTAGCTGTGCAAAATGCTATAGCAGCAGAGACTGGCGAGCTGAGAGCTCGTCCAACAGCCATCAACGAAGAGCAGTACTCGTATGGTGGATACTCTAGCAACTTAGCGTTTCGTAAATACGATCGCACATTAAATAACAAATCTCTTAACCCTATGTCTGATTCGTGGGAGCAAGGTTGGATCGGCGCTGAAGAAGGCGCCTATGGCTTCTTAGAGCTACTCGGAGACACTACTGGAATAGAGAAGCTAGCTGAGTCTGGAGAAATCGGCGTGTATAGAGCGCGCGCTCAACAAGAAGAGTACGCCGACATACTTACGGATTGGAAAGATGTCAACGGTATAAACTCTGGTGTTAGCTACCTCGTTAACAATGCTGCAATGTCGTTGCCTTACATGGTGACAACAGCTGCGGCTGGCGTGGCAGGTGCTGCCGTAGGAGCTGTATCCGCACCTGTTCTTGGCACAGCTGTGGCGGTTGGTATTCCATCACTCGTCTACGCTGGTCAAACATGGAACGAAATGGAAGGCGAAAAGAATGCAGGTGTTGCACTAACTGCTGGCGTTATACAGGGTGCTCTTGATAGAGTAGGTGTCGGAGCTCTTGTAGGCATGAAGCCTAAGGATATGGGCTTCGCTGCCGTGAGTAAAATCATGACGTCTAAAGGTATGCCGAGAGAGGCTGCAGAGCAGTATCTAGCTGAAGCGACGAAGCAAGAGATTGCAGACGTCGTGCGCGCTTCAGGTGAAGCAGCTGTAGCGAAAGTTGCAGCTAAACAAGCAGGCGTCAACTTTCTTAAGTCAGCGTCTAGAGAGGGCGTCACCGAAGTTATGCAAGAAGCAACTGGATATGTTTCAGCTAGCATCGGCTCAGATAAAGAGTTTGAATGGGAAGAGCTGAACCAGCGGATGATAGCCGCAGCTATTGCAGGCTCTGCTTTAGGTGGTGCATTCTCCGTACCAGGTTCTGTCGTTGATGGAGCTAAATATCATGGACTCATGGGAGACACTGAGATAGCGGATCATACAACTGCTGTCAAGTCTGCCATTTGGGCTGAGCAAGAAATAAAAGAAAACGGTTATATTCCTTCAAACAAAGAGAACCTTGCTGAGATCCACGCAGAAATGAAAGCTGGAGATTTCGGTACATTAGACGAGTACTCTGATCTGTGGCGCACAGCCGAGAAAGAGAAATCAACAGCTCAGCGCGTATGGGATAAGCTCTCTAACTTACCAGCTCTGTGGCAAGGATCTACTCGTAATCTCTTTTCAGACAGTATACTAGAACGATCACGCACTGCTCGCATTGCTGCCGATCTTTTTGGCGGCAACCCAGATCGCGTGTTCTCTGGCGACAGTTTTGAAGATGCTAAGCACCACAAGGTCGCTACTTACAAGAACTTTATGACGCGCCCTGAAGAGATGTTCTATCAATTGAATGGTAATAAACCGTTTACTCAAAGCGATAAGAAACGAGTCAGTGCTAAACTGTACGACGTTATGAAAAAAGCGGTTGATAAAGATGGTAACTTTGATGCAGAGCTTGTTCCTAAAGATCTTGACAGCCGTGAAGCGTACATAAAGGTAGCAAAAGAACTCAACGCGTTGTCAGAGAAAATGTACGCTGACCAGAAGGTGCACAACCCTGAGCTTGGATACGTTAAGAACTACTTGCACACATTCAAATCGCTTGATAAACAAGCGGTTCTCAAGAAGCGCACACAGTTTCAATCACTTCTACAGTCAGAATATGGCATGACTGCTGCGGAAGCTGATCAGATTGCTGGCGCTATCGTCGACGATCCTAACGTAGGAACCGTAGAAGAAGCGTTCTCAGTTGTATCAGGAGGTATTGTACCTGGATCTCATAAGAAACGTACGCTCAACCTTGCACAGAAAGAGAAGTTCGCTGAGTTCATGGAACAAGATCTGTTTGCTAACGTATCGCACGCTACTAAAAGTGCAGCACGATACGTTGCGCACCGTGAATACATCGGTCAGAACGGTAAGGTGATAACAACCATGCTCGATAGAATGAGTAGAGAAGGTCTCTCTGCCGCTGAAATCGGACGCATTGCTTCTGGTTTAAAAGACTATCTTGATGCTGAGTCAGGTACTTATAACCGCCCCACTTCGGAGTTTGGTAAGAAGGCGGAGGCGATTCAGAAGCACGCAATGATGCTGATGACGTTTGCAGGATTACCACTTGCTGTTTTCTCTTCGTTTGTAGAAGCTGCACTCATAGCTCGTGGTGTTGATGGCGCAGGCCTTAAAGTTATAAAGTCATTCTCTAAAGACTTTGCTGAGGGCATGGTAAACTACATGAACGACTTTGCTCTCACAGCGCAAGGCAAGACAAGCTATCGTAATGATACAGCCGCTGAAGCTCGCATTCGCGATGCGGGATACTACGAGTGGGATGTGGGTGCGGCCACCACAACAGGTGTTTCTGAAGTTCATGCCAGACACGCAAACTATTACAAAGCGTTCTTCAAAGCTAATGGCTTGACTCAATGGACTGATTACACTCGAGCTCTACGAGCATCATTCGCTGGAGACTTTCTCAATGACAACATGGTGCTGATAATGAATCAGCGACGTGCAGGCACTCCTTACACTCGTGAAGTGCAAGAAGCAGAGCTCAAGCTGCGCAACCTCGGTTTAGACATTGATCGTTTTTCTCCCATCTATGAAATGGTTGGAGCTAACATTAAGCTATCTGATGAGCAACAAATGTATTACGATGATTCAGTGCGCACTCTCACGTACGGCTTCGTCAATGACGCGATTGTATTGCCTCAAGCATCCAACAGACCTTTGATGTATCAAGATCCTAGGTTTGCGCTGTTCATGCAGTTCCAAGGTTTCATTTCAACCTTCACTACTAAGGTTCTTCCAAAACTTTGGCGTGACGCGTTTGGAAACTCTACTCCAACAATGATGTATTCAGCGTGGGCTACAATGATGACTATGATCATGCTAGCTTTCGTGTCGCAGGCAATGAAAGACTGGATTAAGTACGATACGTTTGACGAAGGAGACGATGAGTATCCCTCAAAGACCGCAGGCAACCCGTATCTTAACACGCCAGAGTATATACGTCGTGGCGTGCTTTCGACAGGTCTGCTTGGAATCAGTGAACGCGCAATCAATACTGTGTTTCCTCTGTACGCGCAACGTAGCGACAACCCAGGAGACTGGCTGTACAATCAAGCGGTAGGCGAAAGCCCTGCGCTTGGCTATGTACAGAGAGTTGCGGGTGCTTCGTATGCCCTCGCGTCTGGAGACGTCGGCAAAGGAGTAGAGCAAGGGCTGAAGGCAGCACCTGTCTTTGGACCGTTCAACCTCGCAAATAGAAAGATTGGCAACTATGCTTCGGATTGGAACTTTAATGGAGAATAATTATGGGAAAATTTAACACTAACGCAGGCTCAGGCAAGACTAGCAAGCTGCGTCAGCTGATGTCCCGACCCGAATCAGGAGTTACGTTACCTGTCGAACCGGTCGTCGATGCGGTCGGTGAAGTCGCACCGATCACACAAACCGGAGAGATGGCTGCAGCCGCCCCAGCACGCGACAATCCTGTGCTCAACGCGCCTGCAATAACAGAAGATTACAGTTCGTTCAATCGATCAGCGATGGATCCGTCTGTTAATCTGAGGCGATCAGAGGATCTGCCTTTGCCTCCTGAAGAAGTGAGTGTAGAGCAGCAGGATATGCTTGACTATCAAGCGCAAGATCGCAATAGAGTTGCTAATCTCAGAGACAGAGCGGTTGCTCCAGAGCCTGTTGTACTGAATCGTCAAGCGGTCGCATCCGGCATAGTTGATGGAGGTATCTTTAACCGTGCAAATCAGATGGCGGACTCCGCAAAGACAGGTACCCTCGTGCCTCCACAGTCTCTGCGAAACACCGCTGGATTTCCATTAGCTGAGGAAGGTGCGTCAGGTGTAGAAATCGCAGATGCGATAGCGGCCACGCGGGAGGGATCGGTTCAAGCTGCTTTCAATCGAGTCGGCGCTATAGACAATACTGATCCACGCAATCCAGTAATAGATCTTGATATGATCAAAGCAGGTTCTATTGTTACTGAGCACATGCTCATGACGCTATCTGAAGGTGACACAAATCTAGGCATTGATACTGTACCTGATCCTGTGAGTGATGCGCAAGGCATCACGGAATCAGCGGTTGCGTCTTCTGATATGTTCACAGAAAGAGACACCAGCAATCCCAAAGGATTTAAACGTGTGGCTAAGCAGCAAGGTAACGCGCACATCGGGCAACAAATCGCTCTCGAGTATCAACGCTTAACAGGTAACGAAGTGCCTACAAAGATACCTACAAAAGAAGCAGAAACTCTTGGCGACACATTTAAAACTATGTGGGCGATTCAAAATCCTAACCTAGTTAAAGTAACTAAAGATCCAATAACTCTACAGAATTACTATGAGTTTACTCCACAAGGTGAAGATGTTATCGCTCAAGGCGTCGACACGCGTCGTAGATTGTTCCCATCTAAAAACGTTCAACCAGCTAAGACTCCGCCACCGAGAGGAAATCTTGTGGGCGATGTTGGTGACAACCAAGTGAAGAAAGTTCAAGGCCAAGTTGGTAAACAATCATTTGGTAAAGTTCTTGAACAATCGATGGTCAATCTTTCTACAATCCCGCATGTCGTTGATTCACAACGTCTTCGCATTATCTACGCCACAGCGCTTCCTGTTTTGCAATCTGGTGATTACACTCGCGTGTCAGCTACGATGCACAGCATAGGTCCAAGCAAACTGAAATCTTATGAAGCAAAACATGGACCAGATATTGCGATGATTGAAATAGAGAAAGCTGCAGATAAGTTAGCTCAGTCTATCCAAGCTCTCGCGCAGGAGTCTGAGGGAGCCAACTACCTGACGTACGCCATTCAAGGATTTCAAGGTCGCATCTCACCACAGCAGTCTAAGTTTAATCCTGTGTCTTCGAAGACTGTGAGGATGGCAACTCGTAACGCCGTCCCATCTCCAGCAAAGCCTGGATCTCGTGTTGAATACAATCTCAAGCAGATGTACGCTGGCGCGTTAGTTCCAGGAGCCGATGGTGTATTGCCGGCTGAGCGTGAAATTAAGTTTGAAGCGTACGCCAGTAAGCTTGAAGCGTGGGGAGATCGCCTAGCGGTTGCGCTAGAGATGACAGACGCAGAATCAAAGGCCATCACAGGCGCTATTCAATCTGGCATGCCCTTGACTGACCCTGCGTTCCCTCTGATAAAACCTTTAAATCTTGACGTTGAAGCAGATGCAGAACTTATCCAGAGCATTCTTGAAAAAGGTGAGGATGGACCAGCGTATGTGGACGGTCTCATGGACGCCGCTAAGTATCTAAAAGCTCGTCGGGCCAAGCAAACATACTACTCTTATTTCAATGGTTACATTGACGGTAAGACGAACGGTATCGCGTCTAATGGTATTCAGATGGGTAATACAGAAACTGCGTATCGCACTGGTGTTCTGCGCGCTAGCAAGACTGATTACTTAGATGATGGTGATGTGCGCGACGCGTTGAGGCAAAGTCTTCTTCATGCAATTGATAACGATGGATTCGATGGAAGCATAGGTAACATCGCCTCTGAGTTAGATGCAGTGGCCACGGCAGTATTCTCACATCGTGAGATGTTGAAAGAAACAACTATGGTCTTCGCATACGGTATGGACGCAAGGCATATGCACTTCAGTTTAGATGCCACGTTTGATTTGTTAGAAACAGATCCAAGTCTTATCAAAGATGAGGCAACGCGAGTTAAGTTTGTGTCCAGTTCAGACGCCGTTAGAAAAGCTTTAACTGATCCAACAACAGGCACTACGGTTGGTAGAACGCTCTTAACAATGTTCAAGCCGCAGCTTGAGTCGGTCATATCGCCTGAAGCATTAGCCGCTCGTTCTATCATGCGAGCATCATCTGTTATGTTTGCATCTATGAACGCGCTCATGACTATGACTGGACCTACCGGTAACGACCTACACTTCGGACGAGATACGCAGATACCTGGCGAAGCCACTGAGACTAAGTATCGAATTACGGGGGACAAAGTTCAAGGTGGATCTCGAGAGTTCACTTCGTACCATCAGCAATCTGAGCCAACAGCAATGGCTCCAAAGAAAAAGGCGGATGGTGCAGTGATATACGGTGGGCACGCCTATGGAGGGTCTGTTGTAGGCCCTGTGCAAGCTCTTGATGCAGCCACCGTAGCTCTATCAACTACTGGAAAGACTTGGAACAGATTGAAGCAAGCCAGTGGTGGGAACCCATACACTCTAACTATCTACGATGCTTTCAAGACTGATGCAATGGGCTATGACGTCATTCTTGAGGATGTTAATAAGAATTGGTTAGACGTCTCTATGGAGTGGTCTTATCTTGAAGCTAATCAGAAGTCACTGCAAGATACAACTGCTAAGTGGAAAAAGGAGATTGCAAAGCGAGATCCTGAGTCTCCAGTCTCTGAGAACGAAGCTGCGTTCTTGAGATGGATAATGAAGGAACATGATGATGGTACTGGAAAATTTACCATGCCTAACTTTGAATCACGAGTTGTTAACGGAGGAGCGTTTGACAAACGTGGTATAAAAGCGAGTGAGGCAACTTCAGATTTCCAAGAAGCTATGCGAAAAGTTGGGTACGATTGGATGTCTCCTCCTGAGGAGGTTACAGTTTTACAACTGCGTACTTTTGTAGATCAAATAGGAAGCCTGCTTGCTGTTCCTAGTAGACTAGATCGAATCATTAAGTACACCAACAAGCAGAAGCAGCAGCTACGTAAAGAGATCTTGGCTAAGGGGCATAAACATCCATCAGGTCGAGTCACTGCGTTGCAGTACTATGCGCATTAAACGTTAACAAAAAAAATAAGGCGAACCTAAGAGAGACCATTACGGTTTCTCAAGGTTCGCCTTTTTTTTTATTCGATCTAGTTAATCATTTCAGTAGACCGTTCGCAGCAAGCAATCGCTTGATGCCTGTCGAATGAGTGTCTCTTATCTTGTTAGCTTCACTCTCTTCCATTCCAGCGTCTATGTTCTGTCTGAATGCTTCGTCTAGCATAGCGTCATTGAGCCCTGGAGTGTACGCCAAGTCAGCGTTCAGTCCAAATGTCTCAACGTACTCCATGTCGTCAATGGTTGCTCCTCTCAGAGCCATTATGTTGTAGTTAGTCTTATCAGCAGAAGAAGTATTTGCTGTCATCTATGTCTCCCACGTTGAGCTTACCTATTGCAGGTTGCTCTACGCTATCAGTGTTGTTGGTTACTTGTTGTCGTATGGTGTCAAAGAAGTTATCACTTGAATACATATCTATGAATACCTCTTTGGTTCTCTGAAGTAAAACATCTACATCAGATGCATGAGTGGCAAAGCTGTCATGCACAGCTCCGAACGTGCCGTCCCATTCAGCTATCACAAGAGCCATGTGTGCTGCATCCATCGAGTGGATAAAGTTAGGGGATATACCAGACATAAAACCTCTTATGTTAGGTCTATCTGTGGGCGTTTTCAGTACATGCTTTACATCCTTGCCATTCAATCTAGCTCTTGCCTTGAAGTCTACAGTTGTGAAGTTCTCATAGCGTGCAACGAAGCCTGATGGAGTTGTCCACTCTATCACACTCTTACCGTTACCGTATGTCAGTTCGTATGAGAAACTTTTAATAGCGATGGATGTATCATTCAATTCTATCAACTCATCTTCAGACAGCAGCTTCTGACTTAACAATTCTCTGCGTCTAGCTTTCAACTCGTTGAACTCTTTGCGTGAGCCACCGACTAACTCGTGTTTTCCTATTTGAAATTGAGCTAGTTCCTGTAAGTAAGACATTGTCTGCAAAGGCCCTGGACACACAGCATCGATTGCCTTAACTAGTAGCAAAGCTAACTTGTCACAATCCTTACGAGTTATCCCGTACGCGTCAGTGAACTCTTCAGCTCGAACATCGAAGTACATGTTCTCTGCTATCTTACCGGCTCCTGCTGAGTAGGCTCTCGTCATGCTGCCTCTCTTACTGATGCCTTTTCTTATGTGTTTCATAGGCATTCTCTGAAGCAATGAAGATAGACGCTTATCCGTTGCTGCTAGCTCTATCAGCTTCTTTGCAGTTTGAACGTAGAAGTCTTTCTGAATTACTGTAGGAATCAGACCCACAAGTTCGCCTGTTAGAGTGTCTTTGCTTATAGCACCTAAGTGCTGCCACCCGTTATTTGAACCATCGATAGCTACAGGAAGTTGAGTTAGCCCTGTCTCCTGTACAAATCTCCACTCATAGCAGCTCGCTAAGAACATGTAAGGCTTCTCAGCTTTAAGATCTAACTCGCCTTGAAGGATCTTATCCCAGTGGTTCATAGTCCAGTTCGCTCTATCGTTGAGTGTCATCTTGTCTACCGAGATGTCTTCCAAGCCCTCTTCTAAGAGGTGCGCGCGATAGTCTTGCTCACACCACTCAGGAATATCATTGAGAGCGTAGTGTTGGTTGTAGCAGGCGGCGGTATGAACCGCTAACCAGAACTGGCCGGCATCGTCAATAGGCTTAGCGTCTGCAAATAGAAGCAAACCCTTTGCCATGTCACAACTTTGATAGTTTAAAAACGGCTCTGTGTTATAGATTCGTCCACGGTAGTCTGCTTCAAAAGTCTGATAGAACGAATCCCAGTCTTTGAGGACTTCTGCCTTTGACTTTATAAACTTATACTCGATGACCTTGCTGCGCCGTCTCTGTTCTTTAGCATCATTCTCGTGAGGTTCAGACGGTGGAGCCACTATCTTATCAATGATCGCATGATTGATCGTCCAGCGTACATTCTGTAGTTTCTCTATCGCTACCACGTAAGGTGCGTCAGCATCGTACAAGAAGTCATGCATTTTATGAGCGTTCTTAGTGACGGCTTGTGGCTCTTTGAAGCTGCCTAATATAGTTTCTTTCACTAACTCTAACGGTATATCCGCAAGCTCTTCCCACTTCGGAGTTGCTTTGAGAATATAAGACTCATCACGCCGTGTTGGTGGAATGAGTTCAGCAAAGCCATGGTACACAAAGCCTTCGATAAACAGGTCACCAATTGTAAGCTGATGCTCTGTCTTCACAGGTTCTCGACTGATAAGTCTTGCGACCGCTTTACCTATCACCATTGATGTTGCCGTCAGTCCTGCTTCACCTGGAAGATAGTCGCTTGATGTTCGTGTGAATTGGGATTGAATAATCTGGAATGAAACCGCGACTAGCTTCTCCAACTTGTCTTCCCAACCGTGGTGAGTTTTAACGAGCACACCACCCCTGTTTGCCTTCTGGTTATTTAGATTAACGCGAGAGACTTTGCGGTTCAGGTACTCGATCACTTGATTTATTGCATACAAATTCAAGTCCCCTTATAATTTATATTTGTGCAAGGCATAGCTCTTGTTATGAGAGCTACGCCACTGTGTTAGTAGTTATAGATCGACCGCTTCAAACTCCAATTCAACGGCGTCAGTCAGTCGAGTAGTACTTGGATCGTAGGTTGCTGCGCCTGCGTCACCAGTCCTGCCTGTGAAACGTGATTTGAGTACACGAAATTTAATTGTGTTCCGTGTTGTTTCATCTTCAGCAATTAAGTTACGAGCAAAAGCAATGATGTCGAACGAGATTTGTTTGATTGAACCACTGCCTTTGATGTCGTCGATAGACGCAAGATGGCCTTCCTCGAACGATTTACCGTCTTGTGCTTTGCGCAAGTGAGATATTAGACCAAGCCATACGTTATGTCTCTTCACTACTTTGAGCAGGTCTGACATGATCTTATCGATCGCTTCGTTACCTGACAGACCTTTGCTTCCTTCAGATACAGCTATCGTTATGTGGTCTAGTACAAGATATTTGCAACCCATGAGGCACATGTACTCGATCTTATCAATCAGAGAGCTATCTCCCACTGAACCTTGGTGATCGAGCAGCACGAGCCGTTCATCACCGAACACTTTATCGAAGCCTGCTTTGAGATCCTTCTCGTCAAGTGGTGGAGGATCAGACACAGATTTCTTAAGTGACATAGAGATGAATTTCTCTGCTGTATCACCAATGCTTTCCTCGAGACTGATGAGGCCGATGCGGCTGTCAGTAGTGTCAAGTAAATCTAAAGCAATCTCTTTGATCACTGTTGACTTACCTGAGCCAGTGCCACTCGTAAATAGAGTGATCTCGCCGTATCTCATGCCATCCAGTTTGTCGTTGAGACCTTGCAAGCACGATGGATATGGTATTGATTTGATCTCTTGACGAGATTTGAAGTGTTCCCACACAGCATCACCTGAAACGATGTCAGCAGGTGACCACTCTTTTGCATCCCATATCGCACGAAGAATAGAAGTCTTACCGTGCTTAAGATAAGACTCGTTAGCGTCTTTCTCTGGCAGTGTAGCAACGTATGCTTTGCCTGTCTTGATGATCTTAGCGATTGTGTCTGTTGCCTTTTCGCCAGCATCATCGTTATCCATCATCAGTATTACTTTTTCAAAGCCATTTATCCAGTCACGTTGCCGCAGCACAGCGTTAGTGTCGCTTGCACTTGGAACACCTACGACAGGATAGATAACGCCTTTGTAGTCCTTGAATGCTTGTGCTACAGACATAACATCTATTTCACCTTCGCAGATTACTAACGTTCTGCCACCAGAAAACTTAGACTGACCGAACATTTCCACAGACTTGAAGTCACCGCTGACAGCAAACGATTTTGGTAGCCTGCGTTCTTTGTATGCGACTGTAACTCCCTTCTTAGTGTATGGGTAATAGTGTGATTGTGGCTTACGGTTCTCATCGAATCCCATCTTGACGTCGAAGAAGTCGACTACCTCCTTAGTAATACCACGACTACTAAGAGCGTGACCACTAAGATCGTGTATGTGGGTGAGGTTAGTAGCTGAAGTATAGGGGGTAGGTCCATAGTCTTTCATCTTATCTCTTTCTAGTTTAGGTTGAACTGTTCTCGAACATGAGAAGCAGTGGGTGTGTCCATCTTCGTATAAGTGGTTTGCGTCTGAGCTTCCACAACTATCGCAGGGGACTTTCATTCGTACTCTCTTTCTTCCTTAAGTTGGATGTTGTTTACTTGGTTTGTCCAGTGGTCGTCACCTATCATGTAGGATCTATCACTCGGCGGTATGAACTTAATAGCTCCTATCTGCTTGTTGTAGAAGCGTGGAGTTACGTTATCACTGAGTTTGTCAGTCAGTACATTGAGCTTGTGTTGTAAGTTACACTCTACGTATGTGAGCCAGCCTTTTGTTTCACAGTTTATGATCATTACAAATTCAAAGTTTGCTTTGCCATGTTCTTCAAACGCTTCGTTCAGCCATCTGCTCGATCCGGTGTAGAACTCCCACTTGTTAGGAGTTTTAAACTTCTTTCTTCGAGTTTTACCAGGAACAATCTTCGATCGCTCTGACCAATATGCCTTTTTCCCTACGTATAACTGTTCGGTTACCGTATTGCGAACCAAGTATATGAACCCGTGATTCTTATCTGGATCAGGAGCTATTCCCTTCCAATGATGATTGCTCATTTCTTACAGCCTCACGTTGTTTGAACTTATCTCTGACTTCTTCGTACTCATCCCAGCTCTTCAACATTCTCAACAACGTGTAGTTTGTGTCAAGGTTGGATGCTTTGTGAGCACGATACGCAGCGCGCACACGACTCCAACGACGTTTCATCGGCACGTCTTTCAGTATCATAGCAGCTTTCTTAGGGCCAACGCCTTTAATACCTTTGATGTTGTCTGCCGTGTCACCAACTAAGCATTGAAGCATCAGTAGTAGATTGGCTTCGTCTTCATCGATGTGTCGTGGTGGCTCTTTCTTAACAAAGTTGTAGTGCCAGCCTGGAATCTGCAGTAGATCTTTATCGATAGCTACAATGATTGGCTCTCTACCAGAGTCCATCATCTCGTAAGCCCAGATACTGACTAGATCGTCTGCTTCCATGTCGTCTGCTTCGATTGCATTGTACTCTTTGATCATGTGCTGACGGCCATACTCGACCGCAGCTTTGATCTTAGGGTCCAACGACTTGCGCTGCCCTTTGTACGATGAATCTACATTGTTTCTGAAGTTACCGTTGCCTTTCACTGCACACAGATAATCATTCACTCCACAGTTTCTTTTGATTTCGTTCATAGTGTATTTGATACCCTTGCGAATATCTTTCTGACGCTGAGTGCTGCACGCTATACGGAAGTACAAACTATCTGCGTCGATCAGTAGTATATCTTGAAACATTATGTTTCCTTTCTAATCGTATTTCTTAGAGTAGTGGTCTGCGTGGTACTTTCGTTCTTTAGTTCCTGCAAACCCCTTGATGTTTAAATGGGTGGCGAGTCGATCACCAAACTGAGAAAAGTCAGTGTTCTCTTGTTCTATTTTACGAAAACATAGCTTGCAAATAGGTTGCACTTTGTTTTTAATAGTGAACTTGTATTCCGGTTCACCACAAATCTCGCAAGGTGTAGAGTCTTGCCGCAGTTTGCTTCTATGTTTCCACGCTGACTTCTTCTTTGCGCGTTCTAGATCCCAATCCATTAGTAGTCAACTCCTCATGTTGCTTAATCGAGGGTTTGTGGCCTCTGGTCAGTGAACTTCGGAGTAGTTGTTCCCGAAAGATGGGTCACCGCCTCCCATACATGCAACTCCGAACCATTTAGGAGCTTCAGCGAACGATTCTTTTAGGATCTGGCCTACACGGACTGCATCATCAGGATGAGCGGCCCAAGCTGACTCGTCATGGTACATTAGACGTGGCTCTGCTCGCAAGCCTTCTTCTTTTATCTTATGCATCTGGTAAGACACTGCTGCTTTGCATGTGATTGCCTCAGCTGATTGAAGAAGATAGTTAAGTGCTTGGTGGTCTGATGGAATGAATACAGTTCTACCGTCTAAGCCAGGAACTTTACCTTCACCTGATGAGAACTTAGTGCGCTTCCATAGCTTTGTGAGCTTGTCTTTCAACTCTTGTAAGCCTTTGATGCCTTTAGCAAAGTCGACTCGAGATTTAGCACCGACCGAAGCGTTTGCTTTACCAGTCAGTACTTGACCTAGCTTCGCATCACCAGCTCCGAAGAGGTACGCATACAAATAAGACTTCGCAACAGGACGGGAAGAGCCTAGAGCGTCAGCGTTACGTTGGTGCTGATCGCCAAATATAACTTCCTCAGTGAAGGCTTCATTACGCACGTAGTGGCACAGACCTCGCAGCTGGTTACCACTTGAATCAGCTCCCACAATTATGGTGCCTTCATCTGCGATGAGCAACTCACGTATTTCTCTACCCCACTCTGCGTTCACGGCAGGCAAGTTAACAATGACTTCGTGACGAGCACGGAATGTTGGTGTGCCACATGTCCACATGTTACCGTGAAGGCGTCCATCAACAAGCTTGTCTACCCAACCTTCGATGACCGCTTTCCTGGACCTAAGGGTGTAGTACTCGTCGATGAGCTTACCGTCTTCGCCGAACGCTGTAAGGGAGGTACTCGTAAGCTTTGGGCCTGTCGTGACCCACTCAAATCCGATTTTCTTTCTCTGGTATTCGTCTGGTTTCCAACCGTTTTCGAGAAGCCATTCTTTAACGAGCTCTGTTGATCCCAAATCGATCTGTTCTTCTCGCGTTCTTTGGAAGGTTTCTTCAGGTTGAATAAGGTGAGTATCGCTTGGCTTAACTTCATGCCCGAAGAACTCCGTTAATTGGTTGACGGTGTGATGATTGAAGTCACCGTTCTTTTTGTACTTAGGATTGCGTGGCTCTTTATCAATGTATACAGTTTTCATACCGAGCTTCGGCTCTAGGGTTGCCTTGATAGTCTGCATACGATCGTGCATGCGTTCAAGGGTTGCCGTTGCTTTCTCTGAGTCAAAGTTCCAGCCCTTCTTTCGTACTACCGCATTGAAGATAGCTACGTCGTGCTCGACTTGTAGCCCGCGTTTTATCTTTGGGTTGCGCTCATAAATCGCTGCATATTCTTTGAGCAGTTCATTGTAGACCGCTACGTTTACCATGACGTCTTGCACACAGTACCTCAGCATTTCACGGCTATACTTATCCCACTCGTTGAAAGTTATCTTTGAGTTACCTAAGTGCTCACCCCAACCGGCTAAACCGTGGCGGTGGGTTCGCTTGTAGCTGAGTACTTGAGACATCACAAACGTATCGTGGCATCGGTTGTTGTTCAGATCGACATCGTAGAGATCGTTGATCACGCGGTTATCGAATCCGATTATGTTATGGCCGATCAATAGTTCAGCGTTTTTGAGAAGACGTACACCATCTTCAATAGATCCGTGAAGGTTATCATGGTCTGAGAATTTGTACGTCACTTTAGTGTCGATGTTGTATGCAACGATACACCAGATTACACTGGGATCTAATCCGTCACACTCTAAATCATAAACGAGTTTCATCTTATTTCTTTCTATGTTTGCGTTACATTATTGATTACTGAGTCCTGACCGTATGTCTACGTAGTGGCCACCAGCTTGCTTGTACGAGGCTTTGATGTTGTCTGCAACTTGGTCATATGTCATAGCGCCTACAAATTGCACAGTGACTTCATCACCAGGTTCTAGTGGTCGCTTCGGACGTTCAACCCACTCATAAAAGTGGTACTCGTCGATAATCTTTCGTTGCCGAATGATGTTCACAATGCGGCGAGGGCTTATGTTCCAGTACTTTTGAACAAACTTTAGATCTACGTTCTTGCCGTCGATCACAGCATCAGTTTCCCAACCTTCAGCAGCACTCCACTCACCGTTAGCAATGAATGTGTGCTCGACTATTTCACAGTCTAAGTCCATCCAGAACTTTCTATCGGTTCGACCAGTTTGGTTATACAGTTTTGAGTTAGCTGCTCGTTGTTCAATGAACTCATCAGTTACTTTAATGGTAATTTCCACGTTAATTCCTTTCAGATTCTTTGTAATCATAACTCATCTCGAGATACTCGACGAGTTCCTTCATGGATTCGCTGTACGTGTCAAGTGATGATTGTTTTCTACGGTCTAGTGAGTTGCGCATCTTGTTTATTGCATTCAGTTGTTTCTCGTTATCGGTAAACTTAGAACGCCATCTTGTTTCTATCAGCGCGTAACGATCTTCTAGATCCTTCAGCTCCTTATCGTTCATTGATAATCCTTTCTACTTTAAGGGAGCTCACTCTTAGGCGAGTGACCTCTTTATAGCGCACGCTCGCAAGAGCGGGCGTTAGAGCGGTGTTAAGCGCTTTACTGTAGCTTAGCCCAATTATATAGGGTATGGCTCTCAGAAGCGATCTCTCGGCCTCTAAGAGCCATTAGCGAGTAATCAAGTGATGTCTACTAGCTCACAGACATCTCCTGAGCAGGCCAGCGTTTGACTTCCTGCAGTGTTGTCCTCACTTTCGTACTGTGATAGGTTTTCCCATTCAATGCTGTCAGGCATTATCGCGTACATTTCAAGGTACTCTTCTTCTGTGCACTCTTGGTAAGGTGCCTGCTGGTACGTGTGTTCGCTGTAGGGTAAGAAAGAAACACCTGACATCTCATCGAAATGTTTGTATACAAAAGCACCGACTTCAATCCACTCGTCTGACTTGACGTTGATTGTAACCGAAGGCTTATGCTCACACCAATGTCTCTGGTAAGCTAACCACATTTGCAGCTGCTCAATTGCTGAAGTGTCAGCAGTGACTACGGCTTTGTTTGGTGACTTCATAGGGAAGCTGAACACAACAGTTTGATCTGGCTTCATTACGCAAGGTTCTGATGGGATCCCCTGGTCTTTCATGAACTGTGTTAGTGGATCTTTAATGTCTCCACGCACTGTTCTTATGTAGAAAGGGCTGTGGCGGGCATGTATTCCCGAAGCTGAGTCAACAAGCTGCGATACCGTTCCAGATGGTTTCACAGCGCAACAGGCTGTGCTTTGCGGTATGCCAAGACGCTTTGCCCACTTAGCGTTGGTGTTGATTACCACATCTCTTACGTGCTCCAACATCTTATCTAACCCTTTGTTTTTCAATGTAGTCAAGGGGTTATCCATAATGCCTGTCATTGAAACACCTAATAAGCTTTCTTCTTCAGTGTTCGTCTTCCATATCTTACGAAGGTAAGGGAACTTAGTTTGTGTTGCTTGTATTGTACCAATAATAGCAGCGATCTCAGCCTTGCGGACAAGATCATCCACGGTATCCGTAGCACGTACTACGATTTCGCTTAGATTCATTTATGTTCACTAGTAGACGCTAGTTACTAGCGGTAGCATGTTATAGCCCAATCAGCAAACTTAAGCAGCTCCTCTGGAGAGGCACCACCTTTCACCATGTTTGCACGGTGAGAGACAACCATTACATTGCCTTCACGATTCATTTTCATTCTATAACTTCTTTCTCCTGCACGTTTCCGTACAGATCAGACTATATCATCACCCTAAGTTAATAGGGGCAGGGCGCTTCCACTCGCTTGAGTGTATGGACTTCATATACTGTTCTAGTATGTATGTCCTAGTCGTTGAACCTTCAGGGGCTTCCCAGCCCTAGCTTGGCTGCTGATTACCATATGTTTCCACGTAGGCTTCCCAGCAATTCACCCTGTTTTACTTCTGCTATCTATTAACAGAATTGGTATGGTCGAAGTATTATTTCACTGCCTCACACTGTGGGGATGTAGTAGCTTACCCACTGTGCGCTGGACTATCGCATCAGCCTTTCGGCCGCCTCTTCGCTTAGTCTCTCACGCTGGCTTTACCCTTGCGCCCTGTCGCTCTGCTACGAGCTTCCAAGTCAATCAGAAGAAGTTTTAAATCCGCACAATTAAACGCTTACGGATTGGTACCAAATTCATAGGATGCGTCACGCCTCCCATTCTTGGCTGCTTGTTTCTTTGAAGCCTCACGGTTGAATATACCGCGCTCTCCAGAACCACTCTCGACTAGTGCCATCCATTCACGCATGAACGATACGCTGTCGGGTTTCTCAGTGTACGCGACTGAGTTGTTTGCTAGAGCTCGTTGTGGATTAGTTTCCCACCAAGCACCAGACTTAGCGTGACGCATGCGATCATCTGATAAGTTAGATAGACTGATCATAGCTGAGCGCCTAACGCCACCTACAACAACAACTTCTCCAATCTTACACATTATATCGTGAACTTCTAATGAGGACAGTCTGCGGCCTTTAGCGCTTTCAAACACTCGTGTGACGAAAGTGAATAAATCGACCAGTGGTGCTGGACCGCTGGCGCGACCACCAAATGATTTCAATCGAGCACCAGCGGGTCTAACCTTGGACATATCCCACTTTGGTTTCTCACCGGTGTATAGTAGTGCAATGACCTGACGGAGTGCTTTCGCCCAACCTTCTTTGCTGTCTTTAACAATTACCGTTGTGTCACTCTCAAACATTTCGTCTGGGATTTCAGGAAGCTTTGTAACAAATTGACGCTCCACGGAGAACCCCACTCCCGTACCACACAGTAGAATGAACATAGCTTCATCAAAAGCTTTAGGATCATCGATGGGTAAGTAAGAGCAGTTAAACCCAGCAGTGTTATCACGTGACAAGGCGGTTCCTGCGGACATCATTGCTCGCATTGACGGAAGAACCTCAAGAGATAAGATAGCGTTTTCAATTTTATCATACGTTTTCTTATCTTGGGCGTGCGGCTTGATAACGTTAATCATGTAACGATCAACTGTTTCCGCCCAGGTCTCGCGTCTGCCTTCTTCGTCTAGCCACCGCGCGTAACGTGAGGTCGCAATGAACTGCTGGTAGTCCGTCCCAAGGTGGTTGTTAGAGGTTACGTTAGTTTTCATTAGCATCTCCTTAGTGTGTTTTAATTGCTTAGCATTTCAGGCAAATTGCCGTGGTTGTTTCTGTGTGATGGCGCTCGCCAGTTATCAGGCTTTATTAGATCTGGCAGCCCTAACTTATTAGGACGTCCTGGTTTTACGCCAACTTCTTTGGACATGTTTGCTTCGTGAACTTTAGTCCACGCTTCATTCACGTCGACTCCAGACATTTCCAATGTGCCTACAGCGATGACTACGAGATCTATCAAGCCGTCTACCAGTTCTTCTGGGTCACCTTGGAGGTATGCATCCATCGTCTCTGAGAACTCTTCTGTTAGCATTCTCATGCGTAGCTTCATCAATTCATTGAGTTTATCTGGGTTTGATTCAAGCCAATTTCTCAGCTTGAACTTTATGTGCATGTCTTCTACGTCTGTGATTATGTTATTTATCATCGTTATTCCTCATCCATGAACCCATCATAGCAGCATAATTCACAAGATCGATTACACTGTCTTCCGCTGATTCGAAATTTGTATCAGATCTATCGTCACGTTCCATGATAGAACGAATGCGATTTACTTTTGTAATAATCATGTGCATATAACTTTCATAACCAAATGGAAAGTACTGCTCTTCTGATATTTGCCCGCCTTGATAATCGGCAGACTTCTTTCTTTTCAGCTCAATTGCTTCTTCCATGAAGTCAATCGCTGTTATCTTCTGTTCGAGCATTTTATTCATTATTCCTTTCATATGAAATACAAAATGTATCCGTCCCTTATAGAGGAACGGGGGCTGGGTTTTGCTAAGATGTAGCCTTAGACTTTTCTTCTTAATGCGCACGCTCGCAAGAGCGGGCGTTCTTCCTCTCCCTTAAACATTATAGGAATCTATCATGACCGTTACACCCATCACTAAAAAGAAGTATCCTGCTGGGACTCATCCGAATAGCCTCGCAGCTCTCACAGCCACGTGGGATTCAGATAAAGCACGCGAAGCACAATTGAAGTCCGCGGCGAGCCGGTCAGCAAATTCACAGAAGCGTAATGACATGAAGGCTCGTTTAAAGTTGTTGAAGTCCATGGAGGAAGAGCTTAGAGCAGACAAAGTTGATTCTGTAGATGTTCTTCGTCTTATTGCTTACGAAAAGATGGAGGAAGGCGATATGGATGCTGCTATTGAGATATTTAAATCAATTGCAGAGTTTGAAAAGCCTAAGCTTGCTCGCGTTGAAAGCAAAGTTGAAGAGATTAAAGCTGAATCACTTACTGATGAGGAGCTCATGGCTCGTATTAAAGAGGCACTGAAAGAATAAGCAGATGCAATTTGCGCCTTGTCGGTTAGGCGAAAAGAAAGTCAAATGCGCCTTGTCGGTTAGGCGAAAAGAAAGTCAAATGCGCCTTGTCGGTTAGGCGAAAAGAAAGTCAAATGCGCCTTGTCGGTTAGGCGAAAAATTACCCCAGAGCATCCTATTAAAGGATCTCTGGGGTTTTTTTTATTCGTTTTGTTCTTTGAGTGTTTCTACAAACTCTTCTATGAACTCTATTGTGTCTTGGTGATCCATTCCTGGATGTCGTAACACTTCAATTTTAATGTCGTCGTCGGGATCTATTAC